GCACCCTCTGCTTGGGGTATGAGAGACGGATTGTTGACCCTGCCTAGTCTCGGTCGAACGGCAGGGGTTTGTAACGAAACCGAAACGGTGTGTTACATTTGTTTACTTATTTATAGTAACACGGTTCGGAAAACCCGTCAACCCCTAAAAGATGAGTATTTATACTCAACTCAGTAGGAGGGGTCCTCTGAACTGGTGTCATTATAGCATGGTTGAACCTCCCAGTGGACGAAATCAACCTCTTTTTCTGCGAGCATTTGTTCCAGTTCGTCAGTTGTCATACACACCTTGACAGGTCGGTTCGTTGCCTTGTCATAGATGTGGAACATTTGTTTATCAATCATAGGGATGCAAACCAACCAGTTGCTATGTACTTCGTTTGTGTTGGAGACACGATGCCGTGATGTGCATGTGTCCAGTAGGCAGGGAACAATACCAATCTTCCTTCCACTGCATCTATATCTTTATTTAATAGTGTGTAACGTGTACCACCACCATCAGTAACATCATTTAAGTATATCGTCCAAGCAAGAACTCTTTTAGAATCGATACCATGTCCACCAACATTTTCACAATGTTCATTAAAGTATCCTTGGTTTGGATAGTATCTTTGTAAATTATATCCAGGATTTAATGCAAACATAGCTAGGTGATCAAGAATCTTAAAAGATCCAACATATTTTTTAAAGCATGAATGTAATGCCTCATGAATTAGATTAGACACAGGAATATTACTACTCATCACACATGCGATGTCTGTTGAGTCTTTTACTTCTCTGTTTATACCTGCTGCAGATTTTCCTATCTCTTGTAAGTCAGCAGATGATTCAAACCAATCGATAATAAACTTACAGTCTTCTTTAGGTAAAGCATTATCGTAGACACCAACAAAGTCTTCCATCACTACCTCCAAAAATAAAAAAGGAACCTTCTGTTATGTGGCAGAGGTTCCTTGCGGCGACGATATTCATTTGTTATTTATGTGTCACCAGACGCCAGGAATGATCTGACCAGTAGTGAAGTACGTACCAACAGCAATGATAAAACCAAGCATTGCCAGACGTGCATTGAGGATCTCTGCCTCAGGGGTGAATCCGAATTTCATTTGTTGTTCTCCTGTGTTTTGTTAATGATGATGACACGTTTGCCATCGTGGGTAAATTGTAACTCATCGTCAGGATCCCACAGTAGCTCTTCATACAAATCGTCGAGCTTCTGGATGTCCTCCCAAAGAGCATCAGGGTTGGGCATCTTCTTTTTCTTCAGGTGGTTTCGAGGGGACAACAGGGTCCCTTGATCTGTTTTTAATTACAATGAAAGCATCTTTATTATACTTGCGAGTACCTTTGACAGGTGCCCACTTGGTGCCAGCACCATCAATCTCATAGACTGAAGTGCCACCAATCTCAACATGGATGTCGTCATTACGAACATCCCACCCAAGAGATTCAACTGCTTGGACTAGTGCTTCTTCAGTATAGTGCATCTTCTTGATCTGCAAGGACAGTGCAATCGCTGGTCGGGTATGCTACACAAGTGAGCAGGAAACCAGCATCAATTTGGTCATCATCAAGGAAAGACTGATCGCTTTGATCAACGGTGCCGCTGATCAGTTTGCCAGCACAAGTAGAACATGCACCAGCACGACAAGAATAGTTCATGTCAATACCTGCTTCTTCTGCAGCGTCAAGGATGTACTGGTCGTCAGCACACTCAAATGTAGTTTCGCCGTCAGAATTTTGAAGGGTGATAGTAAAAGCCATTAATAAGTTTCGCAGAGTTTTTCAACAGAGTATGCCAGGAGGACGAACCAGGCAACAGACACGATTGTAAAGGAAAGAGGAAGCATTGTCAAGTTTTGTCAGAAGATGCCGAAAAAGAGCTTGCCAGTGATGGCATACGAGAGGAACCCAGAGACAACACCCATCATTGCCCAGCGTCCATTATACATCTCACGCTGTTGCATTGGCGAGAAGAGACCCTTACGGTTGTAGTCCTCTACTACCATCTGGGGTTCTTTTGCAAACAAGTTGTTCTGTCCATACTCATTTGTTGTGACAGTCATGTGTTTTGTAACGAAATACTACAGAAGTATATAGCAAATGTAAAGGTCTGTCAAGCCCATCGGTCAGCATAAATAAATATGGATCCCAAATTAGAGTGATATGAAAAAATTATTACCACTCGCTATGCTACTGATGACCGCAAGTGCAGCTAATGCTGGCGGACTTGTTACGAAACACGCTGCTAGCGTTCAACTGACTGTTGATGCTGCAAGAACTCAGGCAACCAGAATCGGTTCCTCGTTCAGTATCTCAGGTTCAAATATTGATACTACGGACGGGTCAACTGCAGGTGCTGTATCTGCTGGTACTATCACCTCTGGTGTATACAACCCAGGTACAATTACTGCCACTCAAGATACTGCTGGAGCAGCATTTAGTTTCTCCCAGTCTTATACACAAGCTGATGCACTACCTACCAGTGCTCCTTCTGTTGGTGCTGTTCCTAACTATGGATCAATTCTTTCTTACGAGGCAGGAACTGCTGGTTCTCTAGCAGGTACTGTAACCAGTGCAGGTGTTCTAACCGTGACAGCTGGTGGAGCTGGTACTAGTGCCACAGGACAATACGTTGCCGAGATCACCGTTATCGACTGAACCTAAATATGTCTAGATTACAAGAAGCAATCGGTCTCGGGTTGATTCTTGGTGCTTTACATGGGACTGTCGCAAGTGCAGTCCCAGTAGTCCCAAACTTCACACAGGGCTCAATGACGAGCCATACAGAGACCACACAAAAGATTACAGAAACCATCAACTCGATGGATTATAACACAGGATATCAATATTCTGTAACTGGTAGTGGAATTTCAGCGTCAGGTAATCTTTCACCTGGCACAGGAACAAATAATGTAACTATTGATGGAGTGACATCGACATGGACAGGTATCAACAGCAGACCTCAATTCACACAAACAAATCCAGGAGCAGCGTTTCAATTCACGGAAACAATGCAAGGTCCTGGTTTAAGTCAACAAACAATTATCCAAAGAACGACCGAGGTTACAAGCGTAACCGACACTACAAGTATCTTCTCGCAGTAGGACTTAGTTTTGTATTCCCGACTCAAGCATACGCTAATGTTGGCGGTGTTAGCGCCACAGCTGCTCCTGTTGCTAATTCTTCAGGTAGTGTTACTAATCAAGCGATACAAGTTTTACAAGGCCCATATATCACTAACACATATGGAGGAGGAATTCAGTGTCAAGGTCCCACTAGAAATTTCACCCCTTACGTAACAGGTTCTGCTTCTGCAACTAGACCTTACGAAGCATACTATGACTCTCCTGTATATGACATGAGAGATATTGATGAGGATGGTGCTCCTGATAATCCTGGGGACATTCTTTACAATGTTCCTACAAGAACAGGACAAAAAGATAATTACAATCTTGGCATTGGTTTCTCTATGACATGGAGTACACCAACTGATAAAAAGATGCAAGAGTTGTGCAAAAAAGCAGCACAAACTCAGATTGAATTGAATGCTCAACTCACTGCTAATAAGCGGTTAGATTTTGAGATCGCGAGACTCAAAAATTGTGGGGATTTGATGTTACGTGGAATCCAATTCCATCCCAAGAGCCCATACTATAAAGTGTGTGCTGATGTCGTAGTGAATAATCCACCAGGACATGAGCACCCACACCGTCACGCTATCCCTTCTGGTCGCGCTCCTTCTTCTTCTTCCGAGGGAACACAGAGCGCAACTCCCGAACAGCGTGATTCATCTGCCGCTGCTCTGCTTGGCGCTCCCCTACAGACAAGACTGGGGGCTTCTTACCCCGCAAGGCAGCAATCTTCTTCATCACTTTCTTCACAGCAGGTTTCACCGCTTTTAACAGAAGATCAGCAAGAGGTTTTGCGAGCAGTGCAGAACTCGTCGCAATAACAGCGATGCCACCTACCTGTACAACCTGACCACCACTAGGAAGTCCCGCTACTATCTGTTGAGGTAGCGGGACTTTTTCTGTGCGTTGGATACATTCATTGCCCACTAGTTCATAGGCAACAACCTTTTTCCTGAACCCCTCTACCAATGTACCGACAGGTTCTTTTGCTTTTTGTGCTGGCGTAGGACATTCTACCTTGGCAGTAGCAGCAGGTGCTTCTGTCTTGGGTGTATCTGGTACTTCTGGTTGTGGAGTCTCTGTCTTACTCTTAGGAATAGGAGCAGGACTTGTCATGATCATCTGGTCAGGTTCATACTGAATAGGATTAAAACTAGGGATCCCAGAATCACAATACGTAACCAGTCCATCTTGGTCATCTTCGCCTACCGTATTTGATTTGTTGTTTGCTTCATGTGCCTCAACACAGCCAGGAATATCAACAACAGGCACACCAATATCTATCGTCACAGGTGGTGCGATAGGTATAGGCGGCGAAGAATAATTACCACGATCCACAACAGTGACATCAGGTATACTGACACCACTAATATTAATCTCTTTAATTTCCATCAGTCTTCAAATAATTTAAAAATTCCTGTCCAGATAGAATGAAAGAACACGTACAGGAAGAAAGTATCTCTTGCTTCTTTCTTTGCCTGTTTCTTATATGTCGTCTGTGCCATAATATACCTCAGGGTATGTATTATTTAACTGTTCTCATAAACATCTCAGCAATCATTGAATGCAGATCCTACTTCAGATCCAATTGCTTCTCCTGCTTGCTTACCTAATAGTAGTGCCCATCCACCTGCTAACCATCCCACGTAAGGGATCCCAGAGAGCGCAGGAGCGACGAGACCAGCAGCAATGCTAGTTCCTGCCATCGCACCTTGGGACCGTGCGCCAGCGTCCGCCACGATACACTCTATGTCCTTCGCAGACTTTCCCTCAGATGTAATCGCACCTCCACCCATGTTACGGGTTCCTTCCATGGTGTATTGATCTCTACGATACTCAGTACGTTGTTCTGTACCACCACCAAACAAACCTTTCTTTGTTCTATCAAGATCTAATGATCTTTCAGACTCTAATACTTTGGGATCGTTTGCTTTGTATTCAATTTCGTATCCATCCTTACCTGCTTTGATTCTATAAGAAGAGTAAGGACCACGAGGGAGAT